CTTTAGACCTTTGTATCTACCTTAAAAAACTAATGGCATGAGCAAGTATATCTATGATGAGGATGGTATCTGCACGAATGGAGATAGAATGTGGTATAAAGCCGATGGAGTTTTAGCCAACTATGAAATAGCTAAAAATAAAAATGGCTATGCTCGCACATATCATATCCAAGGCATTAGCACATCTATTAGCAGGCCATTATCTTGGGAAGAGGAAGATGTTAGCGCAACGAAAGAAGAGGCTGTAGCATTGGTTAAATCCGAGATGAAACAAGCTTTAATAACTTCTAACTTCAATGGCAGATTTGATGGTATTCTGATGGCAATGGGTGATATATCAATACCAGGTAAAGAGATAGCTATTAAACCACAGCTTAGTTTATTTTAGTCATTTCTTCCACTAACAATAAGAGAGCTCAGCATTACGCTGGGCTTTTTTATTAATCTGAAGCACATGAATCTATTTAAAAAGAAAAAGGAAGTAGTAGATTTAAATGCCAAGCTGCTACCTGAACTATGCAGCACTTATATTATACAGTGGAATTATACTGAGGATATCGGCTTAGAGGCTACGTATGCTGAAAACATTCCTTTTATGTTTGATGCGCGCAAGTGCGTAGGTATTCAGGCAGAAGTAGAGTTCAGATCAGATGGTACTTATTACGTAGGCCAGCGCACCTTAGCGCTCATGCAGGGAGTAGATAGACGTGCCTTACAACGAATTCAAAAAGCATTTTCAGGAGCTTAAATCTAATATAATTACAAATGATTACATCATATCGAGAGGGTAGAAACGTTATTATCACTACTTGCAAAAATGGAGATAAGTTCCTTATGATTTCAGATGTGCACTGGGATAACCCGCACTGCGATAGAAAGCTACTAAAAGCTCACTTAGATAAGTGCTTAACTGAAAATATTTACTTCGCTGTTAATGGTGATTTATTCTGCGCCATGCAAGGCAAGTACGATCCGCGTAGAAGTAAGAATGACATTCGCCCGGAACACAACGTGGCTAACTACTTAGATGCATTAGTGAACACTGCAATAGATTGGTTTAAGCCTTATGCTCATTTGATGGTATTCGTGGGCTATGGTAATCATGAAACAGCTATAACTAAAAACTGTGAGACTGACTTAATAGAGAGATTTGTTAGCGGCTTGAATCGCGAAGCAGGCAGCAATGTGTTAGTAGGTGGCTATGGCGGTTGGTGGATTCATAGAGTGCTAAAAAATAAGACAAATGCTATTGTATTTAAAACAAAGTACTACCATGGTAGCGGTGGCGGTGGAGTAGTTACTAAGGGAGTAATTCAAAATAATAGAATGGGTGTTATGATTGATGGCGCTGATTGTATTTGGAGCGGCCACGTTCACGAACTTTACCACCATGCCGATATGGTAGAAGAGTTAGCCTATGCTCATAACGGCGGCTATAGAATCAATATGAGATACGTGCATCACATTCGTACAGCAAGCTACAAAGAGGAATATGATGAAGGTTACATGGGCTTTCACGTTGAAAGAATGCGCCCGCCCAAACCTTTGGGCGCTTATTTAATGGAGCTTAATTTAGATAGAATAACTAAACCCGTTGACAGTTACGTAGTTGTGCCTACTTTTGTACAATGGCGCGACAAATAGAATACAATTTCAAGCCTCTAACAAGGCAAAGCGAGGCACTTAAATTCTTATCAGTAGATTCAGACGTTGAAACTATCTTGTATGGTGGAGCTGCAGGCGGTGGAAAGACTATGCTCGGCTGCATGTGGCAGATATTACGAAGGCTAAAGTACCCAGGTACAAGATCTCTAATAGGCCGAGCTAAGTTAGACACGCTTAAGAAAACTACCATGAACACATTCTTTCAGGTAGCAAATGAGATAGGCCTTAAAGCAGGCGAAGATTTTATCTATAATCAGCAAAGCCATATTATTAAATTCAGCAATGGTAGTGAAATTATCTTAGCTGATTTGTTCCTGTACCCATCTGATCCTCATTTTCAGGACCTAGGGGGATTAGAGCTCACAGATGTGTTTTTAGATGAAGCTACAGAAATCAGTGAGAAAGCTTACAGCGTAGTTTGTTCTCGTATTCGTTATAAGCTTAATGAGTTTGGCCTTAAGCCTAAAATATTACTTACATGCAACCCATCTAAAGGTTGGATATACAATCAATTCTATTTACCTTATAAGAATGAGAATCTACCTAAACACTTGGCTTTTATTCAAGCGCTACCAGGTGATAATATACACTTGCCCGATGCTTATGTAACAAGCCTGAGCCGACTACCCGAAGCGGATAGGAAGAGACTGCTTGAGGGAGATTGGGAATTTGATAACAGCTCAGATAGATTATACATGTATGATGAACTTATGCGCTGCTTTAGAGAGCCAATGGCTGTAGGTGAGGGATATATTACTGCCGATATCGCGCGATTAGGAAAGGATAGAACTGTGCTTTGTGTTTGGAAAGGTCTTAGCTGTATTGATATAGTAGTGCTTAGGCAGAAACGCCAAGATGAAGTTAAGGCAGAGATACAACGCTTAATGAATCAGCACGGAATTAGATTAAGCAACGTGCTTGCAGATGCTGATGGGGTAGGCGGTGGCCTTGTAGATAGTTTACGCTGCAGGGAATTTATGAATGGCAGTAAAGCTGTTAGGGGTACTCAGTACATGAATCTAAAAGCAGATTGTTATTTTAGACTTGGCGAGCTTATAGATAAGAATGAAATTACCTTACCAATCAAATGGCAGGAAGAGATCGTAAAAGAGTTAGAATTGATTCGAAGAGTAGATCCTGATAAGGAAGGTAAACTAAGAGTAACGTCTAAAGATACCATAAGCCAGCGCACCGGTGGTATCTCTCCCGATATAGCAGATGCTATAATGATGCGAGCTTTCTTTGAGCTTAATAGGAACTATACTAAATACGCTTTTATCTAAACTAAAAGAGCCTCACCGTTGTGAAGCTCTCTCAGAAAATCAATAATCATTGCTAAACCAAAAGCAAATTAATGGCTCAAAGATATAGCGCTTAATGCTATGTGAATAAGTATGTGAATAAGATGTTGATTTAGATTAAGTTAATAGTCTAATTTTGAATCATGAAGAACGAGGAAGCCCTAATACAAGAGGCTGTTATTAACTACATTAACGCTCAGTATCCGCGTTTACTTTATTGTGCTTCAGCGGGGGGTGTTCGCACGTCTATGAAGCAGGCAGTTAAGATGAAGAAAACAGGGTACGTTAAAGGCTTTCCTGACATCTTTATCTATAATGCTAAGGGCCCATTCTTTGGATTAGCTATAGAAATGAAAACTGCTAAGGGTGTAATGAGTCAAAGCCAAAAAGATTGGCAAGCAAAGTTAATTAACAACGGCTATCATGCAGTTACATGCAAGAGCTTTGATGAGGCCAAACAAGTTATAGATGAGTACCTATCACTCAGAAATAAATAAGTGCTATTCCGAATGGCGCAGAGTGGCAGCTACTGTTACTCGCCAAGACTTAGCCGATGAGCTGCTGCACGATACGCTGCTCAAGATATTAGAAAGTGACATAGATAAATTACAGGATATTCATAACCGAGGCAAGCTTAACAATTACGTGAGCAATGCTATTAGACTCTCTGCACGATGCAGTAACAGCTCATTTAACTATACACGTTTAAGATTCGAAAAGATACGCAATGACTTGAAAGATGATATTATAGACGATGTGAATAAGAGCGTAGGCATGCGCTTAGAGAATGAACAGTTAGATATCTTCATCAGCAGGCTGCCCTACTTTGAGCGTGAGCTATTCTTTCTTTACGCATTGGATGACTTCAGCTATCAGGAGTTAGCTAAAGAAACAGGCATTCCTCTTAACTATCTTTACCGAACCATTAAGAAAGCTAAAACAACACTTAGAAATTCACTACAGATATGATGATAAACAGCACAGATTTCGAAGCACGCGTTAAGGTGTGCAAAGAGTGCCCTGTCTATAATAAGCAGTTTGGTACTTGTGGTCCACCAATTAACGCGATTAACCCATTTAAACGGCCTCATCAAATTGGTGAGGTAACCTTTAAGCCTTGCGGCTGCCCTGTGGATCACTTGGCAAGCTATGCAGCTACTGACTGCCCGGCTAAGTTATGGCCCATCTTGGAAGAGAAAGATTGGAAATTACCAACGCTTGAGCACATTAGAGAGATCAGAAAGCGCGGAAGGTTAGCACCTGGTGAGATGGCTAAGCTGTTTAAACTTAGAAGAGAGTATTTAGGAATCAGAGACGGCAAGAGCTTTACATCTTGCACTCCCTGCATGAATGAGCTGCTAAACAAGTTAGAGAAACAGTTAGAGGCTGATATGGCTTCAATAGAGGCAGAGATTACTCTCGAACCAACAACAGAGGTAACAACTACACCCATAAAAAAACGAAGAGCTAAAAGAAAAAAACTATGGCACTATTTATTATTTACTTAGTAGGCTTCCTACTTCACTTCGGAATCTTATCTGTAAGCGTTTACAGAAATCAGAGATACTTAGATTATTACCATTGGTATGCTTATGTGGGTGTGGCATTTACAGGGCTTGTATGGCTGCCTTTTTGGATATACATCACAGTGCTACGTTTTAAACAGCCAAAATAGTTTTCCACAATAGTACATGTAATTAATTTACACTTCTATATTTGTCTCATGCGACTTGTTACTGTAGAACATAAGAATAATTTAAGGTTTAAAAGTGCTCTGGGGGTGTTGTCGCATGCGCCTCTGGAGCCTTTTTATTTTAGATGAATAACACTCACTACC